AAAAGAAACGATAGAGTTTTTTTTGTTAAACTCACTCGTAAGTATAAAAGTAAACAAGATATACAAGACTACTTACTAGCTAATTTCTTAGTGCATCCAAAAGGTTGGGTAGGTAAATTTGATGAAGATAATTATATACAATGGCAAAGAAGAATGCAAAGTCTAAGTTACATATTTAAATCAGAGATTGAACCTATATTAGAAAAAGGTTTAGTAGAAGTATCTAAAAACAAACATCCTAAATTATTAAAAGAATATTTGGGTAAAAGAGTATCATTAGAAACTATGGTTATACTAGATTCTATTTTAGTTTATAGCAAAAGATGGAATGTAGAATTAAAAGATGACTATGTGTGGGAAGATGTTTTTAAACTTATAAAAAATTACAAAAAGTTTTTAAGTTTTGATAAAACAAAATTTAAATTTATAATAAGGGAGTTGATAGGAATTGAATAGACCTGATAAATTAGATTGGTGGATTAAATGGTTTTCAAGTATAGTCTTGATTATAGGAGCTGCAACAACAGCCATGAACATGTATCCATATAATATGTATTTTCAGTTTACAGGTATTACTGGTTGGTTAATAGTGGGTTGGATATGGAAAGACTGGTCATTGATAGTTGTTAATATAGTAGGTTCACTAATATTACTTGTTGGTATTTTACACTATCATTTTTTTACAGATTGGTATTTAATAATACATGAAAGATACATTGAGGTTATGTTATGAAAGCATTAGTTTATGGAAATGGTGAATCAAGAAAAGATTGGAATGCAAATAAATCTTACAAGGGATTTACTACATGGGGATGTAATGCAATTTACAGAGATTGTAAAGTTGACAATTTAGTTGCTATTGACTATGAGATACAACAAGAAATATACAAGTCTGGTTATCCAATTAAAAACAAATGTCATTTTGCAGATTGGTCAATACTAGAGGGTTTTGACCCAGAGTTTACAAAAGAGGGTTTTTCACCATTAAACATATTTGAAACACCAAAAAGAAATGATGGTGGTGGTTATGGTTGGTATGATAGAAAAAATTGTGTAGTTCAAGGAAAAGAATATGAAACTGCAGAAAAAAATTATCAACAAATGATTACCCAATTTCCACATTTAGATAAAGAAGATGTAAAAAGAAAATGTTTTAAAAATGTAGGTCTTTACATTACATGGGTAGAAGATAAAGATAAAGTAAACAATATAGAATTTCCTAGAAATTGGTGTGCAGGAGCAACGGCATTACATTTAACATGTCAAGAAGGTGCCGATGAAGTATACATGTTAGGATTTGACCTAAGTGATTATGATGAACCTATTAACAATATTTACAAAGGAACAGATAATTACTTATCATCTAATTCAAAAGGATTTAATACTGATGAGTGGGTAAGTCAATTAATACAAGTGTTTAAAGAATTTCACGAAACTAAATTTTATTGGGTTGTAAAGGAAGATGCTAGTCCTTTAGTATGCAATAATGTTAAAAGTATTACCTATAAAGACCTTGACAAACTCTGTCAGGTCTGATATAGTAACAAGAATAACTATTATAAATAGTTATGTATTGAAAAATACACAAATAAACATACGATAAAATATAATAACATAAGGAGAAAATAATATGTCATTAGATAGTCTAAAGAGCAGTGGCTCACTTAATAAGTTGTTAGATGCAGCTAAAGGTGAAACTGCACCCCAAGAGAAAAAATCATATGTAGATGAAAGACTGTGGAAACCAGAACTAGATAAATCTGGTAATGGTTATGCAGTACTTCGTTTTCTACCAGCTGTAAAAGGTGAAGACTTGCCATGGGCAAAAGTTTGGAATCATGCATTTCAAGGCCCAACAGGTCAATGGTACATTGAAAACTCTCTTACAACACTCAATCAGAAAGACCCTGTGTCTGAACATAATACAGCATTATGGAATACAGGTTTAGAATCTGACAAAGAAATTGCTCGTAAGCAGAAAAGAAAATTGCAATACTTCTCAAACATTTATGTGGTAAGTGATGCAAAACATCCAGAGAATGAAGGCAAAGTGTTCTTGTTCCGCTATGGGAAAAAAATCTTTGATAAGCTAACTGCTGCTATGTCACCAGAGTTTGAAGATGAAAAGGCAATCAACCCATTTGATTTTTGGGAAGGTGCTAACTTCAAATTAAAAATCAGAAAAGTAGATGGATATTGGAACTATGATAAATCAGAGTTTGAAGATACATCAAAACTTTTTGAGGATGATGGTGAAGCAGATAAAGTTTGGCAGTCACAACACTCTCTTGCAGAGTATACTGCTCCAACAAACTTTAAATCATATGATGAACTAAAAACTAGACTTGATGCAGTCCTTTCTGGCACTGTGAAAGTTGGTAATGTTGCTGATGATTTGGATGATGCTCCTGTAGCAAAACCAAAAGTTGATACAAAACCACAAGCTACTAAAGTGGAAACACCAGTAGTTGAGGAAGATGATACATTAGCATATTTTGAAAAACTAGCTGAGTAACCTACCGAGTGCCTCTATTCTATAGGGGCACTTTTTTCATATGATTCCACACAATCCTTATAAATACCTGTATGGCAAGAAGTAAATATATTCAAAGTGTCTTAAAGGCAGCAGGTGGTAGACCTAAATCAACCCAATGGTTTCGTGATAAAATCAAAGAGTTTGGAACACCAAAGTCTGCTGACTTAATTCGTGATGGTAAAAGAACATCAAAGCCTACTTTTGGTATACTAAATATGTTTGTATATGACCCTAAACTAAAGGATAAACTACCATACTATGATACATTTCCTTTAGTATTACCCATTGAAGAATATAACAATGGATTTTTAGGAATCAATTTACATTATCTATCTATGCCTATGAGAATTAGACTATTGGATAGACTAATGGACTATAGTAATAATGATAAGTTTGATAAAACTACTAAATTAAGAACTAATTATAGTAATCTAAAAAAAGTAGATTTAATTAAACCTTGTCTAAAAAGATATTTGGCAGGTAATGTGAAAACAAAATTTAGAAAAGTAGGGGCAGATGAATTTATAGTTGCAACACTATTGCCTGTGCAGAGATTTAAGAAACAATCTGACAGTCACATATTTGCAAAATCAAGAGGACTAGTATAATGGCTGACTTAGGTCAATTTATAGAATCAAGTGCCGCTCTTACCATACAAGAGATATTAGCACCATTTAGAGATGGTGAGGGTATTGCAAAACCATCTCAATATGAAGTATTGTTTTTCCCACCAACAGGTTATTCAGGTTCAGGTGGAAAAGGTAAATCAGATAATTTTATGGTTGATATTTTGCAAGACAGTCTTGGTAGGGGTGAACAAAGAGAAGTTTCTATGCAATGTCATAAAATTAATTTTCCAGGCAGGACTTTAGATTCAGTGCCAGATACGAATATTTATGGCCCAACAAGAGAAATAGTAAATGGATTTTCTTTTGCAGAAATTAGTGCAAGTTTTTATCAATCAAATAACTATAAAGAAAAACAATTTTTTGAAACATGGCAAAGATTAGCATATGATGCTAACTCATGGGCAATACAATATTATGATGACTATGTTGGTAAAATTGAGATATATAGTTTAGACAATGATGGTGCAAGAAGATATGGAGTTCAGTTAGTAGAGTGTTTTCCAAAAACAATATCTTCACAAAGTTTAGATGCAACACCATCTACTATGGCACAAACTTGTGATGTATCATTTAGTTACAGATATTGGAAAAATCTAACAGATGAAGCAAACTTACCAACAGAAATAATAGATACTTTTCAAAGAATTCTTGCGAATCAAGTGGAAAGAGAACTTACAAAAAATATACCTAAAGTATTAAGAAAACTATTTTAAAATTACGGAGTGAAAAATTATGGCATTACCTAAACTTGAAACCAAAACTTATACCTTAACCTTACCATCAACAGGTGAAGAAATTAAGTATAGACCTTTCCTAGTGAAAGAACAAAAAACATTGTTGATGGCACAAGAATCAAAAACTGATGATGAAATAGTTGATGCAATGAGTCAATTAATATCAGACTGTACATTTGGAAAAGTAAATCCAACAACTTGTCCAATGTTTGATGCAGAATATATCTTTTTAAAACTAAGAGCAAAATCTGTTGGTGAGAATGTAGAAATACAAGTCACTTGCCCAGATGATGAAAAAACAAAAGTAAATGTATCACTCAACCTTAATGATATAGAATGTAATATGGAAGATGACCACATTAATGTAATACAATTGACAGATAAAGTTAAGATTGTTTTTACTTATCCTTTATTAAGTTCATTTAAAAATGTTAAAGATAGTAATCAAACAGAATCACTATTTAATATTATATCTGATAGTATTTCAGAGATACATTTTGATGAACAAATTTATAACAAAGTGGACATGTCTAAAAAGGAATTAACAGAATTTATTGAATCTTTGACTACTGAACAATTTGAATCTATATCTAAATTCTTTGAGTCAATGCCAAAATTAAGACATGTTGTTGAAGTAACAAATCCGAATACTAAAGTAAAAAGTGAAGTCGTAATACAAGGACTTCAAAGTTTTTTAGTATAGGGCTCTCTCATGAGAGCCTAACAAATTACTATAAAAGTAATTTTGCACTCATGCAACATCATAAATACTCATTAACAGAGTTAGATAGCATGATGCCATGGGAGAGAGAAATCTATATTGGTTTAGTGGTAAAACATGTTGAAGAAGAAAATAGAAAAATGGAAGAACAAAATAAAAAAATGAGGCAAAAATAAATGGCAATGGATGAAGGCACAAAGTTATTGCTTGCACATATGCAAGAAAACAATGCATTAACTAAAGAGCTACTAAAAGAAAAGAAAAAAGATGATACACCCACAGAGCGTATTGCTGACCAATTGCCTGAAATAGCCGCTGATAAATATTTCTTAAGCCAACAAATAGAGAGTGACAAGGATATAAGTAAAAGAGATGAATCTGATAGTTTTCTACAAATAATAGCAATAACTTTATCAGACCAATATAAAGTATCAACTAGATTTTATGCAGAAATGTTTTATTATTTAGGTCAAATAACTAAAGAAAGTAATGCTTTTCAGGTTAATTCCTTATCTAAAACTAAAGAGGGTCAAACAGTTGCTATGTCTGCACTAGGAGAATATTTCTTAGCGACCATGAAACCTATAAGAAAGAATACCAAGATGATGATAGAGAAAATTTCTAATAAAGTTGGAAAACCTCTTGAAGATTTATTGAAAAGTGATAAAGAAAAAAGTAAAAATGACCTAACACCATCACAAAAAAAAGAGGAAAAGAAAGAAGAACAGACTAGATTGGGAAGTATGTTTCGAAAATTAGGTGGAGCTTTTAGCGGTGTTGGTAAATTTTTAGGAGATAAAATTAAAAACTTATCTAAGAGTTTGCTTGGTAAAACAGGATTAGTAACACTTGTAGTACTAGCCATTTTAGCTTTAACTAGTGTAAGTAAAAAATTAAGTGAAACAGTTGTAGGACTTGCATTAAGTTTTGGTTCTCTTTTTAAAAATCTTTTTAATATGGATTTTAGTAGTGTTGGTGGTTTTTTTGGTTCATTAGGTACTTTTTTAGCTGAGGGATTTACTGCCTTAGGTGTTATGTTAGCATACTATTTTAAAACAAAAATTATTGGAAAACTTTTTGGTGGTATTAAAGCTGCATTTTTAAAAGTCCTTGCATTTTTTAATAGAAATGAATTAGGAAAAGCTATGAAGGCCTTAGGAAAAGTTTTACTTAGATTTGTTGCATGGCCAATAGGAATAATTTTAGGTGTGTTAGATTTTATTAATGCATTTAATAAAGAAATGTTTGAGGGAAGTGGTAGTTTTTTAAAATCACTTGGAGCGGGTCTTACGGCTCTCATAATGGGATTTGTTGACCCTATTGTAGCTCTAATTCAATTCATAGGAAAAGTCTTATCTCTACCTATGATATTACTCGGTAATATGGTTAAAGAATTATATCGTTTCCTTTCTTCACCTTTGTCATATGATTTTGATGGTATAGGTGGGCGTTTAACACAAGGTATGCCATTTTTCGATAGTGGTGCATCACCATCAACCCCTAATCTTTCAGCATCAGCTATGGGGTCTACAGGTGGTAATACTTATGTTATCAGTACAAATAATATTGATGCTTCATCTAATGCACAAAATCATTCACACACAAATACAAATATTACAGATTCACAAGCAGATAATACAGGATTATAGGGAGAATAAAATGTCAGAGATAGAAACTAAAAAAGTAAATATAGAACTAGAAGTAGATACTAATGTTGTTAATTCTAGTAAAAACAAATATCAATCATGGATAGACATGGCGAAAGCTGTGGATGCATGGAGAATATTCCCACGACTATTTTTAACAGTATACATTATATTGTTATACAAATGTGTTATTTGGTATATGAACTTGTCTGCTCCAACTATGGAACAGTCTGGGTTGATAAGTATCGTTGTAGGTGCTGGTGCCGCTTGGTTTGGTTTATATACAGGAACGAGTAAAAAGTAATTAACTAGGATTTAGGTGGTCTTCAGTTAGTATCTTAAATTCCATGTTATGGTCTAGACAGAACTCAGTCGCAGACTTCCATTTAGCCTTGTTTATACCCCATGTCTTGACTTTGTTATACCAA